TCGTAACGGTAACTGTGTAGGTGGACGTGCCGGGGACCGATTGCGCCTCATTGATGGCGAGAAGCGTCTGACCCGCGGTCATCAGAGAGTTGTTCGGTGCGCCAACGAAGTCGCGGATCATGCGAGGTTGGTAGTCGGCGAATTTCAGCTTGCCGTCTACCTTGATTTGGCTACGCCCCACCGCAACGGGGAAAATATTTTGCCCGAAAAGTTCTTTCGTGGTGGCCTTCATGTCCAGCGACGCGGACTGAAGAATCTTGATCTGGCTCGGCGTGGGATGGGTGTCGCCATCGATCTGGAACGCATAGCCAGAGTTGAAGGCTAGTGCCGGAGGGTTATTGGCAGTCATAGGATGTTCTCCTTGAGGAAGAAGAGGGGTTTAAACTGTTGCGAGGATTTTCAGGGGGATTACCGCGACCCCGTCGCCATCGAGGTCACCAGGATCTTTCATGATTTTGCCCTCGATCCAGCAGTGTGAGACGAGGCCGCCGAGGGTTTGCCTCCGCGTCACCGGACTTGGTGCCAGCGCCGCATCAATGGCATCGAGCAGCGGATTCAGTACCGAAATCGGCGTCACGCCGCTGTCGAGGCCTGGCTTTGTATAAATGTAAAGATCGATGTTCATCTCGACAATCGGCAGATAGTTTTTGCCGTTTGAGTAAACGTCATGCCGCTCATACTGGAACAGCGCTGGCGTATCGGTCTGCCCGACATCGCTCCATAGCCTGAGCCTTCGAGAAGCCGTGACAAACGATGCCGAACTGGACACGAGGTTGAACAGCGCTTGCATGATTTGCTCGCGTGGTGCCGTCATTCATGTGTTGCGCCTTTCACCGCCTGTTCATATCCGCTCTGTATTTCCGGCTTCATGGCATCAAACGCCTGCCCCATGTAATGGTGGGCAGGGATGTTCGAGCCCGGATGATTGATTCGTTTGAAGAACACCTGCTTGCCGCCCATGTTGAACATGAGGGCTTTGCCGTTCCTGGCCTCTATGATGTGGGCCTTGGTCTGGCCGCCGAATTCCTGAATCGCGGCATAGGGCACGCCGCTGGAGTAAACGCGGCCCGATACTTCGTTCGTCGAATTCGTGACCTGCTCGAAGATGCTGCGGGACAGCTTGCCCGTGCGGATCTGCAATATCTTGTTGGTGAGATTCTGCTGTACTTTGCTCTTCAGCTTTTCCGCCAGCTCGTAGGTTTTCTTCAGGAGCGCCGATCGCAGTTTTCCGGGCATGGCATTGAGCCGCGCCATGATGACACGGTCATCCACCTCCACGGTCAGCAATGGCAATCTCCTGTTTCAGATGAGGACCACGCGCCGGTATGGCTGCAGCGTCGTCCTTAGGTAGTCCGGCATGTCCTTCTGGCTGAAAGAAACTGTTTCATTCCCGCCGAGGCTTTTCGAGACAGTGCCGATGCGGCTCTTGTAGCTGTACCGCTCGCCCACCAGCGTTATACAGGCGTCCTCAATATCTGAGGGGGTATAGCTGTAGGAAATCAACACACCCTGACCGGCGTCCGCCGAATTGAATGTGTACGTGCCGCACCCAACCGAATACTGGCCTTGCGCGGGGTTCGATGCGACTGACACCATTGCCGTGCCGTTGGCATACGTAACGCCCTGATCAACCGCCCAGTTGCCGTTTGGCGCATTCACCGCAACAGTATAAGGACCAGAGCCTGTCGGAACGGTCTGCGCTTCATTCTGAATGACGAAGCCCGCCGTGTAGACTATCTGGACATTGCTCTTGCCGCGGTGATAGTGGAACCCGCGCAAGTCAACCGCTTGCGGCCTTCCGGGAGGGTAACCGTCCCACGGCTCCAGCACCCAGCCGCATCCGTATTGCGTATAGTAAGGGCTTGGCTGTTGCGGGACCTGATATTGCTGGATCGTCTGGTAGTCGATGCTGACCGAGGTTACTGACAGCACCGGCCAATGCCTGAGTAGTTGGCGATTGTTCCCGACGCCGTCATAGACATCGCTCGGCGACCACTGAAACAGCGTAGGCCGCTGAAGGTAGGTGAGGATAAACCTGCTCGCCGATCCTATCAGGCGCGTGAGCAGCAGGTCGTCGTTCGAGGTCGTTACGTTCGCCCAGGCCTTGGCAGCGGTCAGGCTGGTTAGATTATTCTGCACCGCCCTTCGCCGCTTTGGCGCCCTTCTGAGCGGGCTTTACTTCCTCGGATTTCTTCGGCTCACCATCATCGACATAGTCTGCCTCACCGCCCTTCGCCGCTTTGGCGAGGGGTCGGGCGACCGGCTTCTCCGCCGTTTGTTTGAACTGGTGTGAATACGCATGGGTGACTGCTTCACCGACCGGAACCTCGATGAAACCTTGGTCATCGGCATCATAAGATACGCCACCATAGGTGAAACTGGAATTAGGATGGCCCTTGAGCCTGACGGTCGACATAGCAATCTCCTGTTCTGTGAGTCTATGCGTGCCCACTCCTTAAAAGAAGTGGGCACTGGTAGAATCACCGATTAATCAGTGCTTTACCCGTTCGCGATATTCGTGATGACACCCAGGCCAAACGTGGCGTATACCGCCAGCACTTCCTCGGCATAGACACCGTACTCGCGCTTGCGGGTCCGGGGCGGCCAGTCGATGCGGTAGTAATCTTTACGGGTGATGACCTCCGCAACGTTGGGAACCTCGTTGTTCTGGTACCAGGCCGGCAGTTCCTCCGCATATGCCGCAATCGTGCCGGGCGGCATGTTCGGGTGTACCTTGATCGGCATTTTGATACCACCCGTGCCGCCTTCCGCTGCGTCTGTCCCGCCGTAGGGATTGAAGTACCACTCGATAACGCCGCTGGCACCCGGAGAGACGATCCCGCTGCCGCTTGCCGGTGCATCGTATCGGAGCAGCGAACTCGTACCGGTTCCGAGCACCTTGTTGGTGATGTTCTTGAGTTCTTGGCTGTTCACCCACAGCACCGTCGGGCTGATGCGGTAGTTATCCCACATGCTCTGCAGCATGTTGTCAATCTCGACCACCGAACCGCGGCCGGATGACGTCAGGGTGCTGCCGGTTCCGGCAGTGCCGGTGGCCAGTGAGTTGACGTAAGCAAGGTTGTTGGTGTTGAGCGACTGCGTCAACAGGCCATCGAAAGCAAGACCAGGATTCGAAGAGCTGTCCTGCGTAATAGCCGTTGCCGCCTGACGACCCGCTGTGAGCGGTGCGCTGATGGCAACACTGTTGATCGTGGTAATGGCCTGAAGCGTTTCGGCTCCGACCGCGCCCACAAACCACGCATAAGCAACCGCGCCCTGAATTGCAGTGACGCTTCCATATAGAATCTGGCCGAGCGTAATTGCCTGGGTGGCGCTCGCAGATTTGTTGGAAGAACCACCGTTGAGGACGAACGTGCCGCCGTCTGCTCCCGTGATCGTCTTCGTGGTTGCAACACCGCCCGTCAGGGAGGAATTGCGGTAGCCCTCATAAGTGAGCGCCACCACGATCACCGAGTACGTCAAGGTCGGAAGCGTGCCCGTCGAACCGGACTGGGAAAGTGATGGCGTGCTGGGAGTTCCCAGCTGTACACCACCACCATTGCCGCCGAGAAGAGCCGACTCTTCCTTGAGCATCATCTTTTGCAGCGTGCGCAAGCTGTCGGTAGACTCGATGTTTTCGAAGCCCTCGCCGGCTGAAATCGCCTCGTAGGTCGCGTAGTCTTCTTCACCGAGTGTGCAGTACGCCGCAGCTTTCTGGGTCGATACGTAAGACATCGTCCCGGAACGCTGGCCTTCCGGCACCCAGCCCATCGCGTCATAGCCGGAGCCGGTGATTGCCGCAATCTGCTTCCACTTCGCAGAATCGCCGTAGCCGATGGGGCGGCCAACGCGCGGAATCTTATTACGCAAGGGAGTGATGACGGGGTAAAGATTTTTCGCCGGTGCCTGCAGGTCGTAATAGACCAGGCCGGTACTGACGGTGACGCCCTTGGCCAAGGCTTCTTCCTTGGACATCGGGCTTCGGAGAGCCTGCTTGGTAAAGGCAAGGGTCTCCGCAGTCGGATTCAACATACAAATCCTCAAAAAGTGAAAGGGTTGATTAGGGAATTGGGGGTAGTTACAGAGCGGGCATTTCCATGGGATTGTTCATCGTGAGCTTCATCAGCTCACGGGAGCGCTCCCCCGGACTCATCTTTGCCAGCCTGGCCTTGTACTCAGTATCGGTTTCGCCATCGGCTCCGCCGCTGTCCTGAGTTTTGGAAACCGTCCTCACATGGCCCTTGGGAGCGGCAGGCTGCCGTTCCAGGTGTTCCATTCTCTTGACGAGTTCCGATTTTTCCTGCTGAAGGTCACCGATCTGCTTTTGCAGACCCTCAATGAGGGGAATGGCCTTCAACAGTGTTTCATTGGTTGCAGCTGCCACTTTGGAAATGGCGAGCACTTCATCCGTCTTCCCGTTGAGCTGCTCGTAGAGCTTGCTCATTTTCACGGCACTCTTACCCATGCCGTCTGCATCATCTTCCGGCTCGGCGCGTTCGCCCTTCGCCCCGAGATCGAGTGCGGTGTTTTTCGCTTCAGCGGCGGCCTTGTGCATGTCGGCGCATTTCTCGGCCATCTCGCCCATGCATTTATGGACATCCTCGGCGTGATCATGCAGAGCCTGGACGCGCTCGGCGTCGGCTTTACTGTGACGCGCACCGGCTTTTTCCATGGTCTCGGCGAATTTTACCAGCTTCTCGCCCAGGGCGGATTCGGCTTTGCTGTCCGATTTGACAAGGGGTTTGGCTTTCGCGCGCGCCGCCTTGGCTATGGCTTCGGGGTGACCCGCAGGAAGACCAGCAGCCATCTCAAGGACGTCCTCATCTTTTCCGTCCGTCAGCTCCGCCGTCTCTTCTTGGACCAGAGTCACGAGTATTCCGCACATCTGAATGACAAGCGCCTTCAGCTTTGCTGGTATTTCAGTGGCTTTATCATCCTCCATGAACTGCTCGAAGGCGACGGTGCTTTGCAGACTCTGAAGCTCATTGAGTAGATTGGCCATCCAACCCACTTGATGAAGCCCCTTCTGGAGATCAGTTGCGGGCGCGGCCTTTTCTTTCTTGTCCTTCTTCTTGCCTTTCCAGTCATCGGGAAGGGCATCCTCGGCCCCAATCGCCTTGGCGCGCGCAATGATGTGCGCTTTCACTTCCGGCTTAGAACCGGCACGGCCCCAATCATGAACTGCATTCTCCACATCCTTCTTCGTCTTAATTGGGAATGAGCCATCTTCCATGGCTTCCTTGCCGGCCATTTCCTTGTGCTCCTTGTCGGAATAATCCTTTTTCCCGAGCGCATCAGCAGCTGCTTTGTCGGCCTCTTCCTTGGCGGCTTTTTCCTTCGCGGCCATTTCGGCATCGTCTTTCTCGGCCTTTTCCTTCGCCTTTTTGGCCTTCTCCTCGCGGCGCTCCTTCTTGGCCTTTTTCTCGTCTTCCGAGTCGCCGTCCTTGTCCTCATCGTCCTCGGGCTTCTTAGCGGCTTTCAGTAGCTGATCCATTTGGGACAGCGCGGGTGCAAGCTCGGCTTGCTTTTCGAGGTGGAGATTATGGACTTCGGCTTCGCGCTTGCTGTCGAACGGAGTGCTGTCATTGGCGAGCCACTTCTGCACCGGCGCAGACTTGGGCTTTACTGCCTTGCCGTCCTTCACGAGCGCGGGCTTCGCATCAGTGGCAACCTTCGCCAGCAACGCCTTCTGCTCGTCCGTCGCCTCGCCTTTGGCATCCGCATCCTGAGCGGCTTTCAGCAATTCCGCATCGGCCTGCGCAATGAGCGCCTTCTGTTCGTCAGTTGCAGTGCCTTTTGCCAGCGCCTCTTTGGCGGCAGTGAGTGCCTTGGGGTCCATGGAATCCTCGTTGTGTGAAGGGGTGATGAATTTGCGCAGCTCGTGTGAGCCGTCCATTTTGATCGCGGTGAAAGTGGCCGTTGGAACACAGGGGTTATCGACGAGCGATATTTCGCTCA